ATCGGTGCACTCCGCAGTCGCTTTGAAGCCTTTGTAAAGGCAAGCACTCCGAAGCCAACTGAAGAGCCAAAGCAAGAAGCTCCGGCTCAAGCGTAATTGTTCTAACTCCGTACGGACTTTTGGTGGGCAGTCATTAAAGAACCCACCACTTTTTTATTATGAGCAACATTCCCACTTCGGCTGAAGACCGCAAAGCCATCCTCACCGCCCTTGATCAAATCTCTGAAGCTATGTCGGAGATGCAAACACAAAAGGAACAGATTCGTGAGATTCTAAAAGCACTGGAAGACAAATACAAACTTCCGACCAAGACGTTCCGTAAGGTCGCAATGATGTACCACAAACAGAATGTGGTTGAGTTTGAAAATGAAACTTCGGAGATTAAAGAGGTTTACAAGACCATTGTCACTGGTGTATAATAGACCCCTATGTTAACAAACTCTAATGAATTTTTGTGGGTTGAAAAGTACCGTCCTCAAATACTTGATGACTGTATCCTTCCAGAGGGTCTTCTAAAGACCTTTAAGAGCATTGTTGAGTCTGGTGAGATGCAGAACATGCTGCTCACTGGTACCGCTGGTCTTGGTAAAACAACAGTTGCACGCGCAATGTGCAACATGCTTGATCTTGACTATATGATCATTAACGGCTCGGAAGAATCTGGTATTGATGTTCTCCGTACCAAGATTCGCCAGTTTGCCTCATCGGTATCTCTGCACTCCAGAGGACCCAAGGTTATTATCCTAGATGAAGCAGATTACCTGAATCCATCTTCCACGCAGCCCGCGCTTCGCGGCTTCATTGAGGAATTCAGCAACAACTGTCGGTTCATTCTTACGTGTAACTTTAAGAATCGCGTCATTGAACCACTTCATTCCCGATGCGCCGTAATTGAATTCAATACTTCCAAGAAACAAATGGCATCACTTGCCAATGCTTTTCTGAAGCGTCTTGAATTCATCCTTAAATCGGAAGGTATTCAGTATGAGCAAGCCGTCGTTGCCGAACTCATTCTCCGCTTTGCTCCCGACTGGCGCCGAGTGCTCAATGAGTGCCAACGCTATTCGGTTTCTGGAAAGATTGACAAGGGTATCCTTGCAAACCTTTCGGATGCAAACATTACTCTGTTAATCAAGGCTCTTAAGGACAAGGACTTCAAGGCTGGTCGTGCGTGGGTGGTCAATAACATTGATTCCGAACCTGCGGCAATCTTCCGCAAGATTTACGACAATATGACCGAGCATGCCAATCCCGACAGCATACCCAACATCGTGGTCATTCTTGCCAATTATCAATACAAAGACGCATTCGTTGCCGACCATGAGTTAAATCTTGTGGCGTGCATTACCGAACTTATGGCGTGTGCGGAATGGAAGCAATAACATGAATCCGTTTGAATACCTTAATTCCATCAACATGACCAAGACCAATATCATGGTCGACGATATTGCCGAAAAGCAATACCTTCCGTTTATGGTGAATCGAGGTCTTTCATACTTTGCGGATACCGTGGGCTTTGCCAATGAGATGAACCAAAATCATCACTTGGACAAGAGGCTCCAATACGAATATCTTATAAATATAGTTAGTAGGAATAAACGATTCAGCAAATGGCTCAAACCAACTGAATCGGAAGACCTCTTGATTGTTAAAGAACATTATGGATATAGTAATGAAAAGGCTAGATCCGCTTTGACAATTTTGAGTTCCGAACAACTAAACGAACTTAAACAAAGACTATTTAAAGGTGGACGCTCAACAACCAAATCAAAGCATTGATCCTATCCAAGGGACCGTCGTGGACGAAACCCCTGTGGCATGGACTCCTGCAATGATGCTTGAGATAACCTTGAATGAGCCGGATGATTTTCTAAAAGTTCGAGAGACACTCACCCGTATTGGTGTTGCTTCTCGTAAGTCTTCCAACAAGCTATACCAATCATGCCATATCCTGCACAAGCAGGGTCGGTATTTCATTGTACATTTTAAAGAACTGTTTCTGCTTGATGGCAAGCCTTCCAATCTAAATGTAAATGATTTACAAAGACGGAATACAATTTCCACCCTTCTTTCGGATTGGGGTCTGGTTTCAATTGTAAATTCAGAACAGTCCAAGGATAAGGCACCACTCAGACAGATTAAGATCATTCCGTACCGAGATAAAGCTAATTGGGAATTGCTCCCAAAGTACAATATCGGAAACACGAAGTGATATAAATAAATTTGATGGCACCAACGCCATCGACCGATAATGCCCAACTGGGGTTGTCGGAGATTGCATAACCTTGCATAACTGGAGGTAAAATAGCATGTCAGGAAATACATACACGTTCCCACGGTCGGCCTTTGTAGGCTTCGACCATCTCTTCAACGAGCTCAACAGAGTCTCCTTAAGAGAGGATACATACCCACCGCACAATGTCGTCTATCTTGATGACGATAATTTCTTGGTGGAAATTGCCGTTGCAGGATTCTCTAAGGAGGACCTCGACATTCAGCTAAAGGATTCGATCCTTACTGTCAGCGGCGAAATGGAAGACACCCGCGTCTATAATCACAAGGGTATTTCAACCCGTAAGTTCACCAGAACTTTTACGCTGTCGGAATACGTTCGGGTAAAAGGTGCCGACCTTAAGAATGGAATTCTTTCAATTCCGCTCACCAAGGTTGTTCCAGAATCCGAACGCCCAAAGAAGATTGAGATTGGCTCGACCTTTATTCAGGACTAATTAACTCTTAGTTGATCCTTGTGCGAGTGGTGGCTTTACAGTCACCACTCTTTTTTATTTACAAACCCGCACAACATGATAGGATTGTAATATGAAATTCTATACTAATGTGAGCAGATGGGGTTCGCATATCCTTTACCGAGGTTATAATAACGGTAAGCGCGTAACCGAACGTGTGAAGTTCAAGCCCACCATGTATCTCCCTTCAAAGCATGAGAAAACCATCTGGACTGCGCTGGATGGAACTCCGGTTGAGCCTATGAAGTTTGATTCGATGAAAGATGCTAAAGAATTCATGGCTCCTTACGAGAACCTTGAATCCTTTAAGATCTATGGAAATACTCGCTATGTTGCTCAATTTATTCAAGAGCGTTTTCCGGATGAAATCCACTTCGATCGCAATGTCATTAATGTTTCCACGCTTGACATCGAGGTAATGTCGAATGACGGCTTTCCAAAGCCCGAAGATGCGCTGCACGAAATTATTACCATTACGGTTAAAAATAGCATTGATGACGTATATTACGTATGGGGTACAAAACCGTATGATGCTGATAAAAAGCTAATTCATTCTCAAGTCGAATATCGTCAATTCGTCGATGAGCGAACGATGATGTTAGATTTTGTAACCTGGTTCGCCATGCCAAAAAACAATCCTGACATTATCACGGGGTGGAATAGCCGCGGCTTCGATATTCCATATATCGTGAATCGAATCATTTCAATATGTGGTCAGGGGACCGTAAATCTACTTTCGCCTTTTGGCAAAGTAGAACCTAAAGAGACCGTGATTAAAGGTCGTCCGGTGAAAATCTACGAGATTACTGGAATCTCTCAATTGGACTACATGGATCTGTTTAAGAAGTTTACAACTCATACGTATGGCAATCAAGAATCCTATAAGTTGGGACATATTGCGCACGTTGTTCTCGGAGATGGAAAACTGTCCTACGAAGAATATGGTTCCCTGCATAACCTTTACGAGGAGAACTATCAAACTTTCGTGGATTACAACATCAAAGACGTTGAGATTGTGGATCGCCTTGAAGACAAACTAGGTCTCATTACTTTAGTTCTCACTCTCGCCTACATCGGCGGTGTAAATTATAACGATACGCTTGGAACTACGGCAATCTGGGATTCGATTATCTATCGAGATCTTGCTCGTAAGGCAATTGCGATCCCACCATCCGTTAAAAACTTTAAGGCTGATTACCCGGGCGGTTATGTGAAAGAACCAAAGGTGGGACTTCACAATTGGGTATGTTCATTCGACTTAAATTCTCTGTATCCGAATCTCATCATTCAATACAACATGTCACCCGAGACGATCACGTCTGAGACGACTCCAGGTATTTCACCCGATGTAATCCTGAATGATGTGCCGTTTGAACCTCATATGCCCGGAACCATCATGGCTGCAAATGGCGTTCATTTTCGTACGGACAAAGTCGGTGTAATCCCTCGAATCATTACTGAGATCTATGACAAGCGTGTTATCCTAAAGAAAGCCATGCTTCAGGAAAAGAAACGGCTCGAGACTATCGACAAGGGTAACAAGGTTGAGTATTTTAGATGCGAACGAGAAATCTCTCGCCTCGAGAATCAACAGATTGCAGTTAAAATTCTTCTTAACTCACTCTACGGCGCCCTGGGCAATCAGTACTTTCGGTATTTCGATATGCGAATTGCCGAGGCGACAACTCTATCGGGCCAATTAGCAATCCGCTGGGCTGAAAAGGAAGTAAATCGTTTCCTAAATAAGACTCTTAAATCGAAAGACAAAGATTACGTTATCGCTATCGATACTGACTCATTGTATGTTTCAATGGATCCAATCGTTCAAAGCTTTGCTCCTAAAAATCCTGTTAAGTTCCTGGACGAATTTTGCGCAAAGGCTGTCGAGCCTATGCTAACTACATCCTACGATTTGTTGTCGAAAACGATGTTCTGTCCAACAAATCGTATGGGAATGAAACGCGAGGCAATTGCGGATCGTGGTATTTGGACAGCAAAGAAACGCTATATCCTGAATGTTCACAATAATGAAGGTGTTCAATACGCCAAACCTAAGATTAAGATCATGGGAATCGAAGCAGTAAAATCTTCGACTCCGGCAGTATGTCGTGATGGGTTAAAGAAAATGTTCGAGGTCATTATGACAAAATCTGAAGCTGAAGCTCAACTTGAAATTGTTAAAATCCGCGAAAACTTTATTTCATTACCTCCAGAAGAGATTGCATTCCCCCGTGGAGCATCGGATGTTTCGGGGTATTCGAACAGAGCGGAAGGCGGAATTTACAAGAAAGGAACTCCGATCCATGTTCGCGGATGCTTGCTTTTTAACGATCAGATCGTGAAGCGCAGCCTTCAAAAAAAGCATCAGCTAATTCGTAGCGGTGATAAGATCAAATTCATCTATCTCAAAACTCCAAACCCGATGCAAGAAAATGTAATTTCTTTCGTAGATGGTCTCCCAAAAGAATTAGGTCTCAATAGATATATTGATCACGATCTTCAATTTCAAAAAACCTTCCTTGATCCTTTATCCATCATCTTTGATTCTATTGGATGGACCATGGAAAAAACCTCGAATCTTGAAGAATTCTTCACTTAAGTGTTTACAATAAACGTCAGCTAAATTATTATTAACTTATGAAAACTAATTGGGTACACGATATCGAATATATGCATCGGAAATTTGGAGTAAATCCAATCGTACGCGAATTCGACAAAGAAAAGCTTAAAGCTTTCCTAGAGTTTCGCATTAAATTCTTGCAAGAAGAACTCGATGAAATGAAAAAGGCAGACAACGCCGATGATGTGGTTGATGCGCTCATTGATCTTTGCGTTGTTGCAATCGGTACGCTTGACGCCTTTGACGTTGATTCTGAAAAAGCCTGGGCTGCAGTATATGAAGCCAACATCACTAAACAAGTAGGAGTGAAAGAGTCTCGGCCAAATCCATTAGGTCTTCCAGACTTAATCAAGCCTCAAGGTTGGACTGCGCCATCTCATGCAGATAATGTAGGATTGCTTGGACCCATTTTCACAGATTGAACTATTCACTTACAGTATTTAATTCCGTCTTTGACAATAAGACGGATAAGTTAGTAGTCTGTAAATCTTGGGCCGACTTCGAAAAGTTGCTTTTTACGCTTTCAAGATTGCCCGGCTATAAGGCTAAAAAGGGCGAGACGAAGAAATCATCTTCTCTCATTTCCCCTGCCGTCTATGCCAAAGGTGGAACAAGATCTAATGCCAATGTAACGTCCTGGGGTGGCTGGGCTGCATTAGACGTAGATGAATATGAATGCTCTTTTGCAGATGCAGTGAAGGTATATTCTCAGTACAACCATATTTGTTATTCGACTGCGTCATCTCGCCCAGACAAAAAGAAGTTTCGAATCGTCTTCCAATTGAACAAGGAAGTACCTCCGGATAAGATTCGTCATTTTTGGTATGCTCTGAATAAGCATTTTAATTCTATGGCGGATGAGCAGACCAAGGATCTGAGCCGGATGTATTACGTGCCCGCTCAGTACCCCCATGCTGATAATTTCATTATGGCTCGGTCTGGCGAGGTCATGGATCCAGATCAGATTATGGCGCTGCATCCGTTCAGCGAAAAACCATCTCGGAGTTTCATTGATAAGCTTCCGCCTAATATTCAGAAAGAAATTCTGAATTATCGAAAAGGAGAGATGAACAATACTGCGGTGAGTTGGTCATCCTACACAGATTGTCCTTTCGTGAATAAAAAGTTGATCAACGAGTATAAGGCAATCTCATCGATTGATGGCTCTGGAAGATACCGCATGATCTACAAAATCATGTCGAGTATTGCGTGCAATGCAGTAAAGCGAAAATACCCGATCACTGCATCGCAGATTGCGGAAATGATCCGTAGTCTTGATAGCGATACCTCTAGGCTTTATCAGAAACGGCCGTTAAACGCGGAAGCTGAACGTGCCATTGAGTTTGCCTACAAGAGTGTAATGCTTTGATAGGCAACCATTTAAGAAGCATTGATAATCAATAACTTAGGACATTCTTATTGTTTTACTTTCTGAGAGATTGATGTAGGATATCAGTGTGAATCATACAATCAAAAGCAAAAAGCTTCACCTTCTGGGTCTAAATCTTTTTGGAAAAGTGGCAAATCTCTCAACTCGGCAACTACGAACTGATTACGATGTGAGAATTCAGAATCGACATACGAGCAAAACCTTTGGCGATTGCATGACGGTCAATCCAAACTCAAAGGGAACTGTTGAGTGCATCACAGACACAGCTAAACTCATTTTTATCGATTATGACGATTCGAGGTATATTCGCGTCTACGAGTGCACCAATAAATCAAAATATGATATGGAATACGTGGGCGGCGAGGATCGCGAAGGGCTCAAGCGAGTGTCGGTATGTTACAATATTGCGGACATGAAACTCCTCCATGAAATCGACGAACCTAGTCTTTTGTCAGAAATGCAAGCTTTAAGTTCAGCCCGCAAATATCAAAAACTATGAAATTCACTAAATATAATTTTAATGCAAAGGAAATTGATCTGTCAAAGGTAAAAGAACGAGCAAAGAAAGAAGCTGAAAAAATTTTTAAAAACCCAAAGACTGCCAGGGGTCGCACTCTAAGTAAAATCATAGAAGATTGCATGTGGGGACAATGTCCAGAGATTTGGTTAATGTTGCAAGGTTATCATGATGATATTCGCGACTATCACGATTTAGTTGATCCCAAAGGAAGACCGATTGAAGTCAAAGCTACTGAAAACCTTCCGTACGGTAAAGATGGAATGACTGGTATTGATTTTGTTAAACGCCGATACGCAGAAAAGATGCAACAAGGGTGGGGTGATTGCGCAACGCGTATGTATATATTCACCTATGTGAAAAGTACGCTTGAATACACCTTTGAAGGCATTTATGATTGGGATAAACAAACTAAAGACTTTATCCGCTCCGATCCAAAATTAATTACTGCAAATTGTGATTTACAAACTACTATAACTAGTGTATGATTATCTCTTTATTATGAAAGAATCCATCAAAGTCCTCCAAGAGTGTGCAGATCTGCAACTCAAAAAGTCCAATGATTACCAGAATGCGAATAGCACTATTCGGCAGGCTGATTATTACCCCCGCGGGGCTGCGTCAATCCTTGACGTCATGAACACAAAAGTACTGCGCATGCGTAGTGTTCTTGAGGCAATGGAATTTGATCCTAGCTATGCTCCTAACTTCGAGTCTCTCCAAGATTCTGCAAAAGATCTAATCAACTATTCGTCTTTCTTTGTTTCATTCTGCCGCGGCGGCATTGACGGACAATCCAAAGACCGCGACTTCCTTAACCGCAAAATTTCTTCTACTCGCAATGATGACACTACCCAGAGTTAATGATGTTCGTCAGCATTTTAAAGATGCTCTAGCGAACGGTGTCTATGTGACAGACAAGAGCGGCGTTAAAACCCTCGAGTTGTGTGGCGCATCATTTTTTGCAGATGAAGAATCCATCTTTGGCAAACTTAATTACGAGTACATCAATGCTGAACTTCAATGGTATGATTC